CGCGCGAATTACCCATATTCATATCGGCGGGAAGGACCCAAACGTGCCGACGGCAACGGTCGACGATCGGCGCAGTCACGCCCGACGCCCCCCTTCGATCGTTTTGCCAACAGACGAAAGGTTTGGCGCGTCAGGTAATCAGCGTGCTGTTGCGATCGCTCTCTCTAGCGCTGTCTGGAAGTAGTCCGAATAACGACGGCGAACAACCTTGCCAGCGATGTCCTCGATCGGGAACTGCGCGCGATACGAGCCAGCATCAGTAGTCGCGATGAAGTATGGGAACAGCTGCTGTTTGCTTCGGCGGTAGATACCTGGGGGGCGATCACCACCCCGGGGAATGCCAAAGAAGAACCCCCCCTTGGCATTGGTCGTGGATAAGCCGGATTCAATGCTGCGGATGGTGGCAAGGCTGACGTTGCCTGATGCCGTGAGCTTGACCAGGGGGGTGGGCATCAGCTGCGAATCAGCGGGAACCCCACGAGAGGCGACCAGCTGCCCCAGGAAGCGCCGTTCGAATCCTTTCTGGGGTCGAGTGCCGCCATGCACCGAGAAGCGCAGGTAGCGCCTCCTGAGGGCCTCTGGATAAACGACAGCATCGAGGTTGGTCTTCGTGGCCTTAGCCACCAGGTATGCGTTCTGTGTGAACGTCACGGGCTTGTCCAGGTATTGCCGCGTCGCGCCATTGATCGAGGCGCGTGCATCAAAGGCGGTGTTGTTCAACGCGACAGATGCCGCGTAATTGAACTGCTTAGTGATGGCACCAGCCCACCTACCAGCCTCGCTGACATTGGTGCTGATCGAGACGTTGAGGCCGGCCATGTCCCAAGGGTAGGGCGCAAGCCCGTGCCCAACCTGACCAACCTCAGCGTTTTCTCAAAAGGGGGTAAATACCCCCTCTCTCCCTCTTTATTTATACTCTTTTACTAAGGTTAGGAGGTTAGGAGGTTAGTAGAGGGGTTGCAGCGCAGGGGATCTCAGCTCCCAACCTTTTTCGCTGAGGTTGGGCACGAGTAGACCCAACGGCGTTTTCCCCCTGAACAGTCCCGATGCTTGTCGCATCCGAGATCCTTGAGAATCGATGCGACCTGCATTTGATCTCCCCTCGTTTGGCGCTCCAATGGCTTCTGAATTGCCTGCGTCAGCACCTCTTCGGTGGTAATCGGATCGAGGCTCATGCGTCTGCGCAGATAGTCCTGAACAGCTGATTGCCAAGGGTTGGAGATCAGGTAGGCATCGTTCTCCACCTCCACCTGAGCCTCAAGCTCGCGGGGTAAGTAGTTGACCTCACCAGCCCGATAGGCATGGACCGCAGCGGACCAAATAGCGTCGCGCTCCAGCAGCAGGCCATCGACGGCGATGTGGGGCGCAGCTGTGACTGGCACCACCCAGAAACGGCGGTTGCCCGTGTCATCCACCAAGAAGCCGCTGTCGCGGTTGGTGGAGCCGACGATGATGCAGCGCCGTGGGAAGTCCTCGGTGGCCTTGCCGTAGGGCACACGGAACGTGTCGGTCTGCTGGGAGAGGAAGGCTTTCACCTGCCCCGCATGGCGCCTGCCGGTGATGTGATCAAGCTCTGCCCACTCCATGATCCAGGAGCGATGCAGCACCATCAGGTCATCCTTGCTGGACACATCACGCAGGGCATCGGAAAAGAACACGCCGCCAAGGTTCCGCCAGAAGGTGGACTTGCCGCAGCCTTGTGGGCCCATGAGCACGCAGGCTGAGTCGTGCTTGCTGCCGGGCTCATAGATGCGGCGCACGGCTGCAATAAGCGTGGCGCGCAGCATGGCGTCGTAGAGGGTGCCGGGTGTGTCACCGGGGCGCAGATAGGCGCTGGCGAGGTGGTCGATGGAGACCGGGGGGACTTCCTCTGCGATGCGGTCGAGGTATTCCCGAACGGGGTCGAAGCGATTGGCCTGCGCCACATAGACGATGGCGTCAGCGGCCAACTCCTTGGACACCTTGATGCCCATCTGCGCAAACTGGAGGTAGTAGTGCTCAAGGCTCTGGATGGGCTGTGCGTCCAGCTCGATGTTCTGGGTGTAGATGTTGAAGCGAAGGCGATCACCAAGCTGCTGGCGGATGAGGATGAGCAGCTCATCGGCTTCTAGCTTGAGCGCCTTGCCGCCGGATGATGCCTCGATGGCTGCGGCCTTGGGGTGCGTGTCACCCAAGGCGGCTTTGAGTGCGTTGACGGCCACCTGGCGGGGCGAGATGCCACCTGCGAGGTGGTAGAGGGTGCCGAGGCCAACACCGCCGGTATCGGCCTTGAAGCTCGACCATTTGTGCTCACATTCGCCGGCCTTGAACTTGCCCGAGCCTGCCGACCACTGGATCCAGTCAGCTAGCAGGCTGTCATCACCGACGCTATGGAGCGCCATGCCGACCTTGACCCATTCGTCGTAGTCATCAGCGATGGAGTTGGGGATGTTGTCGAGGTAGGCGCGTGCGCGGTCTGCGTCTTCGGTGGGGTTGGGGGTGTGGATGAGCGGGGGGATTTCAGGGCCGCGCATCATCTGCTGGATCAACACCGATGGCGCATCAGCGAGGGGGAGGTCACCAGGCGCGCGGCCTTTGAGCCAGCGGTAAGCGCCGGTGATGGGATGCTTGCCGATAACAACGGACTGGCAGCCGGTCCAGCGCAGCTCCAGCTGCTCGCCCTTGACGGATGACTTCAGCTTGGTGGTCTTGATCTGATCCCAGAAGCCACGGGGCACGTTGTAGATGATCTGAAGGCGCCCATCACGACCTGAAGTGACTGCCCAGGATTTGGGGAAATCACGCAGCGAGGTGCCGAGGTTGGCGAGCACCTCGGAAGCACCGAGGCCATCGTGATCGACGAACAGCAGGCCGCCGGAGGGTGGACCAGCGAGAACGCCAACAGCTACGGCACGGCCTGCGTTTAGCTCAGCCTCGACCTGGCGCTTGGTGAGAGGGTGCTTCTGCCACTCGGGCTGGTAGGGGCGTTTGTCGTTGCCGACTGCCACTAGGGCCCAAGAGTCGGGGATGTCTGTGAGTTGGTCGATGAGGGCGGCCACGTCGGCTCTGCGCAATAGCCGACAGAGTGTGGCGCAAGGTTGGGAGGTTAGGAAGCTATCCCAGGATCTCTTTTGCGTCTTGAACTGAGCGGGCCACGCCAGCGATGCCGCCGAGGGATTGGATCATGTTGAGCCAAGCGGTTTGATCTGGGCTGACGCGGCCTGTGGGTGTCTTGACTTCGATGGACGTAAAGACGGCTACCTGTTGACCCACCATGTCGGGCGTGATGGTGACGGTGCGCAAGCCGATGAGATCGGCAGACCCACGGGCTAGGCCAAATTGAACCGGTCTGCCAGTGCGTGGATCTGGGAGGGTGCCGGTGTTGTTGCGGAAGAGGCGCAGGTCGGTGCGTGTGCCTAGTGCTAGGCGGATTTGCTGCTGAAGGGTGGTTTCAGCGTTTGCCACGCGAGGCGTAGACCTTGTAAGCCCAGCCCGGACTGTAACCGCGTTCTTTGGCTAAGGCGAGCAGATCGGGCAGGGTGCGTGCGCGGCCTTGGGCGCGGCGTGGGGTGCGCAGTTGACCGCGGCGCAGTTCCTGCAATTCGCCATCAACCTGCCGCATGACGGGGCGAGCGGCCGGTGCGCAATCAGCACCACATACCGGGCAGATCGGCGCCGGCTTAAACGCTGCATAGCAGTTGGGGCATGTGCGCACCGATGGGGCAGCGTGACCACCAGCAGCACGTCGGACGCCATCAGCCAGCGTCCATTCGCGGTGGTCATCCGGAAACCCATGGCGCATGACGTTGCCGACGTGATCGAGGATCAGGGCTTTGCTGCCATCGGCCTTGGGGCGTAGCACGCGGCCGACTTGCTGCAGGTAAAGGCCAAGCGATTTGGTTGGACGTAGCAAGATCGCTACGGATGCACCAGGGCAATCGAAGCCTTCGCTGACCACATCAACGGTCACCAAAACCTGCACTGAACCGTCCGCAAGACCCGCAACGAGACGATCGCGTTCTTCGGGTTTGGTGTCGCCTAGGAGCGTTGCAGCGCGGATGCCTGCAGCTTGGAATTGAGCCGCTACCGATGCCGCGTGCTTGGTATTGCAGGTGAAGGCAATGGCGGAACAGCCGAAGGCATGGCGTCGGTAGTGCTCAACCGCGTCGCCTGTGACCGATGGCCGATCCATGGCATCAGCAGCTTGGTCTGCGGCGTAATCACCCGCACGGGTGCGAACAGCAGAGAGATCAGCCAGAACGGGAGGTGCATAGATACGAGCATCAGCGAGAAATCCTTGGCGGGTTAGGTCGGCCACTGATGGGCCATGGACTAAAGCATCGAACGCATTTCCAAGGCCGCGGCCATCTAGGCGGCAAGGTGTTGCAGAAACGCCGAGCACTGGGGTATTGGGCCAATGGGTCAGCACGCGATCCCACGAGCCAGCAACGGCGTGATGCGCCTCGTCGATGATGATGAGACCAGGGTCCCAGTTCATGCGAGCAAGGCGCCGGATCAGGGTCTGCACTGAGGCGATCTGCACCTGATCGTGGGTGATGGGCAGCCCCGCTGCGATGGTGCTGTGCTGCAGGCCAACCCATTTGAGCTTGGCGGATGCTTGGCGAAGTAGCTCACGCCGATGGACAAGGATCAGGACGTTGCGGCCGCGGGCGGCTGCTGACTGGGCGATAGCGGTGAAGATGCAGGTTTTGCCACCGCCGGTTGGTAGGCATAGGAGAGGGGCACGGCTACCTAAGCGGTAGGCGTTGCGTAGATCGTCGATTGCCTGCTGCTGGTAGCTGCGAAGTTTCACAACGGCAACTCCAACTGCGTGCCATCTGCCGGTGCGCCATGCATGGCAATTTGAGCCATGGTCACCGCGCGGCGCTGTTGTTCATATGCAGGACGTGCATAACCGAGCTGATATAGATGCAGGTCGTTTTGCAGTAAAGCCACTGCTACTGCGCGCCACGAAGGCGCACGGCCAGACGCTGCCACCTTTGTTGGCACCTCATCCGGGATCTCGTGCGAATAACAGCGGGCTTTCCACGTCCGCGCGTATTCCGAGACTCGTGCGGTGGCGCACCTCCCAGGCGCGAATGGCTCGATCCGCTTGTCGGTTCGCCAATGTCCGTTGCTCATTGGTCAGAAGTCCCCATGCTTGTCTGGTGATGTCCTCAGGGCATCGCAACGCAAGGGCGCAGGCAGCGTGGCCGATCCATGCTTTGCGGTTGAGGTTGTAGTCGGTCAATGCATTGATGCAGCTATTGGGCCACTCAAGTGTGACCCGCTGCATGTAACGGCCATAAAGACGGTGATTGCCGGTAAAGATCACTGCACGTTGGAGGGCAATGCGCCGATTTGGGACATCGCCCCACATGTTGAAGTGAATCTCTTCCCAAGTATCAATGGGCAACCAGATCCTCTTGAGCTTCACGTTCGAGATCCTCTGTGATGTTGTCAATCTGATCTACGTCCCATGCCTTGCTGAAATCCTTGCCAAGGAATAGCGAGGCCAGTCCGGTGACTTGCTTCAGGCGCAACAGCTCATCAGGGCTCATGCCGATGTGCTTGCAGATCCATGCGTCGCCCTTGCCCATCTCGATTAGCTCGGCAACGATCACGCTCATCAGCTCGATATTGTGCGAACCACGGGCGCGGTTGTGACGGATTGTGGAAGCCATGCGGTCATGCAGCTCCTTGCGTAGCACCACAACTGGCAGCCGGCCACCCTCGCGCTCGCGGATGCGCTCGCTGTTTTTCAGGGTCAGATAACGGTGAAAACCGTCAACGACCACATAAAGGTCGCGCTCGGCATCATGCACGACAACGACAGGTTGCGTGTAGCCGTCTTCCCAGATTGATGTTTCGAGTAGCGCCATTTCAGGCGGCGCCACAGAGTTGGGGTTGTAATCATTGGCGGTAACTTTCTCGATAGGAATACTGCGTACGGAGTAGACCGGGGATCGCCAAGGGTATGAATCATTCTCGTCATGCAGCTCATCTCCTTTTAATGGCGGGTTGAATACGCAAATCAGGGTGGTGGGCTCTAGGGCTTCAAACGTGTGGGGATCGTGCTTGTCCAGCACATATGTAACATCAGGCCCGATGGCGTGGATCTCTTGAGTCGCCTCGTTGATTAGCAGACCTTTGCCGCTAATGCAGTAACAGGTTTCTAGGTGGTGCTGATAGTGCCAGCGGTGCGGCTTGCCAGGATGCACAATAGTTTTGGTCATGCTGTATCCCATGCCATCGTCTTCGGTTAGCAGGCGATGGCTGGTGAATCCACCTTTGGGGCAGTTGACAATGCGATCAGCTGGAAGCTGTGAGGCGTTGAGGATTTTCATTTGGCAGAGCGGTTGAGGACTTGGCTGTACTTGCGTTGGATTGATTTCTGGCGGCGCTGCTGCTCTTGCGTTGGCGCCAAGCCCAGATACTTGCAGGTGTGGTCGTTCTTTAGAACTGTGATAGCGAAACGCTTCCACGATGTAACCATGCTGTTGTGGCATGGCAGGTCATCAAGATGATCGGGTGGCACCTTGATCACAACACGGCGAAGATTGTTCCCGCCATGCCGCGTGGTGCCATTGATGTAGAAACGAATCCCAATACGGCTCAGCGCGTCAATAATTGACTCAGGAAGACCGCGCCCCACTCGGCCCCAGTAACGGATTGATTGAATGAAGCGCTGCTTAAAATTTGCGCTGGACTGATCCGGTAGCGTGGCCAGCAGGAACTTGACGAACGATTTCCAAGTGTGGCCGGCTGGCAGGTTAAAAGATTTGTAATCAAGCTGTTTGCCGTAGGTGGCCATAAAGTTTGCACCGCCGACCCTGGCACAAAGCCTGGCCCATACTTGCGGGTCAATCACCCGGTACATAGCAAGACTTGATTTGGACTCTGACATAAAGGGCGAGGCAACCCGCATTTTTTTGATTGGGATGCCGGCCATATAGAACACGTCATAGAGCTTGTTGTAATCCCAGCCAAACTTTGCGTTAGCGGTCCAGATGTCCTCTGTCCGCCAGTCGTAGATGGGATAGCAGTTGTAGGTGTGATCGGTGTTCTTTTTGGTCCACATGCGGCCAAGCATGGTCTCCTTGTTTTGGTTAAGGATGGCCCGAAACCGGTTGAGCGATTCAACCGTGCGGATACCGATCAGGTTGGCGCATGACCCACCTTGGCTGTACCACTCTGCAAACATGTCCCAAAAGGTGGCGTAGTCCATGTTTTTAATGAACAGGTCGCCAAACGGATGGTTTTGCAGGTTCACGATGTAATCCTGCTGTGGCATGGGCCGGATCCAGCGGTGCCGATCCTGTTCGCCCCAGCACTGCCAGTCAATCTCGTATGAGCTGACGGTGCATGGCAGGGTGATGGGCAGGCAACACCAGTAGATGTCAAGGATGTCCCGGTTGGCTTGGAGGATGCGATGCATAAACTCCTCGCTGTGGGTGTAGTTGGCTTCGTTGTCCATGATCTGCACGCCAATCTTGATTGGCAGCTTGCGCTCTCGCACATAGTCGCAAACGAGATTCAGGAGAACACCGCTGTCCTTGCCGCCAGAGAAGGAGACGTAGACGCGGCTGAAGTGCCGAAAGATGAAATCCAGCCGCTCTATAGCGGCGTCATAAACGGATTGTTCGAGGTAGTGACGCATGGGTTTTGCCGTGGCAAGCCGAACATAGCAAGATCTGGCCGCAAGTGCTAGCATTTGCGCGCAACTCGCAGGAGATCATGCAAAACGCCGACTATCACCGGCACTACGCGGTCAACAAGTCCGGCCTTGATCAGATCGCTAAAAGCCCTTTGCACTACTGGGCTCGTTATCTGGACCCGGATCGCGTTTGGCCGGAACCAACACCCGCAATGCGGCTTGGCACAGCTCTGCATACCCACATCTTGGAGCTTGACCAATGGGACCAGCAAATTGCTGTGGCACCTAGCGACATCAACCGCCGCACTAAAGAAGGCCGCGAGCGCTGGGCGGCTTTTGAGGCCGATGCAAAGCGCAAGACGGTCATCACCGCCGATGATGCCGAAGTGGTGATGGCGATGGGGCGCAGCATCATGCGGCATCCTGGCGCTGCGATGCTACTGGGGCTGCCCGGCAAGGCTGAGACCACGCACATGTGGACAGATGCCACTTATGGGCTTGAGTGCAAGTGCCGGCCGGATTGGCTGACCGACGATGGCACCATCGTGGTGGACCTTAAGACCACACGCGACGCCAGCCCGCGCGGTTTCCGGCACAGCATCACCAGTTTCCGGTATCACGTCCAAGCTGGCTGGTATCTGCATGGCGTGGAGCAATCCACCGGCAAGCGGCCGGATCAGTTCATCTTTATCTGTGTGGAGACCACTGCGCCTTATGCCGTGGCGGTCTATGCAGCAGATACAGACATGATCGAGCGCGGCTATCAGCAGGCCATGGATGATCTCGGCAAATTGGCGGTTTGCAAGGCCGCCGACAACTGGCCCAGCTATAGCGATCAGATCGAGCCGATCAGCTTGCCGGCTTGGATGACTGGCGCCACCGGCCAGCAGCAGCAAGCACCCGAAATCGAGACTTACTAATGGATCAGAACACAGCACTTACCACGACCACCGCAACCGGTTCGGTTTTCTCAGGCATCCAAGCATTTGAGGATGCCCAGCGGATTGCCAAGGCTTTGGCCAGCAGCACGCTGATACCGCCGCAGTTCCAAGGGCAGCAAGGTTTTGCCAACTGTCTTGTGGCGCTAGAGATCGCCAACCGGATGGGCATCAGCCCGTTTCTGGCGATGCAGCATCTGCACGTCATTCATGGGCGGCCCAGCTGGTCAAGCAGTTTCATCATTGCGATGGTCAACGGCTGCGGTCGGTTTAGCCCCCTGCGGTTTGGGATCAGCGGCAACGGCGACAGCTTGGCCTGCTATGCGGTGGCGACTGATCTGGCGAGCCAGCAGGAGCTAAAAGGCCCGACGATCACGATGGCAATGGCTAAGCGTGAAGGCTGGGCGACGAAATCGGGCAGTAAATGGCAAACCATGCCCGAGCTGATGATTCGCTATCGGGCCGCAGCGTTTTGGGGCAGGTTGTACGCGAGCGATCTGCTGCTCGGTATGCAAACCCAGGAAGAGGCGCTCGATATAGAAACCGTGAGCGTTACTGAGGCGCCGGCCACCAGCGTGGCGGATCTCAACGCCAAGCTGCAGACTGAAATTCCAGTGGAGGTGGCGGACCAAGATGAGCTCTTCTGATTACTTGACCGCAACGCAACTGGCGGAGCGGTGGGGGTTGCACCCTGACACGCTTGCCAGGTGGCGCAAGGCGAACAAAGGCCCGACTTATTTCAGAACGCCGGGTTTCGTGCTCTACCCATTGGCCGGGGTTGAGCAATACGAACAGGCCAACACCATCACCCACAAGGAACCATGAACGCGAACGAGATCATGGCAACAGTGCTTCGCGCTAGTTGCCACCAATTCATCGGCCGACTTGGCGCTGATGTTGAGGTTAAGTATTTTGACAACGGCAACGTTGTGGCCAAAGGCCGGATTGCTATTAACAAACCTGGTGCTAAGCGTGATGATGGCCAAGCGCCTGATTGGTTCACGATTGAAGTTTGGGGGCAAGAAGGCCAAGCATTTGCAGATCAAGCTCGCAAGGGCGATCGCATTGCTGTCACTGGCCGCGTCAAGACAAACAAGTGGACCAGCAAAACAGGTGAAGAGCGCACAGATCTCATCGTGACTGCTGAGGCTTGGCGGTCCATGGAACAGCCTGTGGCGACGGTTTCCAAAGCAGCTGAACAGTTGGCGAAGGCAACTGATGGCGTGGTTGCAGATGTGAACGAGCCACTTCCTTTCTGATCACATCAGCTGGCACTCAAGCCGGGCGATCTCGTTGACGGCCTGCTGGAGGAGCTGCTGCTGGTAACAGGCTTGCTTGTAGAGCTGGGCCGCCATTTTGCCCGCGTCTTTGCTTTCGAGCAGGGCGCGGGCTTTTTTCTCGATATCGAACTGCTGTTCGGGGGTCATCTCGACCATCATCCAGTCCCCGAAGTCCATGGCGTGCTATTGGTGGGGTACATCGTCACGTTACCGCTATGGATTGCCCCAAGTGCAAAAGCGGCAATATCAGGGCCGCCGCGACCAATGGGTCCAATGCTGAGCATGTGATCCGCAAGCGTGCGTGTGCGAATTGCGGTCATGCCTGGTTCACGGTTGAGCTAGCCGTTAATCCCGTGGCGATTGGCTGGTCGCGCATCAGCCAACGCGGGCAAGCTAAGCCGGTGCTTAGGGTGCCGGTGGAAATCGCGGTCGGTAGTGAGGCTGTGTGAAGAACTGTCACAGCGGCTGGGCATGTACCCCGTAGGCAGGGCATAATTACGTCATCGGCAACCCACCAAGCCAATGACCCTCATCCAGCAAGTCTCCGACAGCTCCTTCGAGCTGATCACCGGCAAAGGCAAGACCCTCAACGTCACCTTTTTCTCTTGGGGTCGCGTGAACGTGCTGGTGGGCAAGCGCTTGGGCGCTGGCCGCATGTTCGCTGACCTGACCGAAGCCGCCGCCGCTTACAAGTCCGCCGACGTGCGCTCCGCCCTTGAGGCTCTCGCCGCCTAAGGCCTTCTGGCCTTTTCACCCATCACACCAATCCGCCATGTCTGACAAACTTGCCAACCTCCTGTGTTTCGTCATCGCCGCGGCCGCCTTTAGCGCCATTGGCCTTGATGCCACCGCTCACCATGGATCCACTCACAGCGGCACGCAACCCGCCTGCCCTATTCATCCGTCTATACACCCGGATTGCTGAGCCATGACTGAGCGCAGCTACTACTTCTGGATCCCCAGCGCACAAGTGCGCGAATGTGTCCGCGCCGAAGACTTCCAGCAGGCCAAGGCAATCGCCTTTGATGGCTGGCTGGAATGGTGGGATGAGATCAAATGGCTTAACCCCGACGAATCAAACCACCTAGTCGTCAATGACTGAACGCCGCTTTTATTTCAAGATCCCAAGCGCCGGCGTTTTTGACTTCGTGCGCGCCGACACTCACAGCGACGCAAAGGCAATCGTTGCTGATGCCTACGGCCCATTCCTATCTAAACTGGAATGGGTCAACATCGAATCCATCACCGAATCAATCAACTATGGCTGAGGTTTCAGGCGCACTGCTGCAATGGGCAGACCAGCCCGAAGGCTCCTATGGCGAAGGCATCAGCCGGCCGCGATCTGGCAGCAAGACGCGCGAATTTCGGCTGATCGTCTATCCCAAAGGCGCTCGCCCTCTCACATGGATCACGCGCGCCGAAACCAAGCTTGACGCGATCAAATACGCCCAGAACCGTTGGCCGTCTTGTCAAGTGGAGGTCGCTTGATGCCACGCCGCAACCGCAATCGTTACGCCGCCATCGCCGCTGTTCGCCGTGGCGACTGGAAAGCAGTTACTGATGACACGCTGGATTTGTTATCAGCAGTGCAGTTGCACGAACTTTCATCTGAAATGGGGAGACGCAAAGCTCCCGACTGGCTTCTACAGAAAGTTGCAGATGAAAGAAAACGCGCAGAAATCTATGAGATGCACGCCATGGAGATGCAGCAATGACCGACGCATCACGCGCCAGGCTCTATAGCCTGCTCGAAGGCAGCAATACGTTTAGGGCCGGTCAACAGTCCGAACGCGACAGGCTGCGAATGATGATCGACATTCGCGTCGATCAATTGCGCGGCACCTGCGGGATCCGCAACCGTGAACAGCTTGTCGCTGAGCTGCATTTTCTACGCCAACGCCTTGAACCATGAAGCCGCACCAACTGGACCAGCAACGCGCCGACATGATGGAGAGCCTGTATCAGCACAGCGGCCGCACCTGCGGCACTGTGACCGGGCTATGGGAGGAGTTTTGCCGCGATTTGGGCGAGCGATTCAGGGATACCGACTATCCCGAGTTGTTCGCCAAGGTGGTCAAGGCAATGGATGAAACCCAGTCGGTGATGACCGAAAAGCAAGCGCAGCAGGCGATCCAAGTCTGCCGTGCGCAGCTGCTGGGGGACAAGTGGCGATGACCCACGGCAAGAACAGAGGCCGCAACCGGACCCTCAATCTCCGGGTGACTGATGAAGAGATCGCCGCGGCCAGAGAACTTGGCGGCGGCAACATCAGCCAAGGCTTTCGCTGGGCTTTGCGTTATGCGACAGAGAAGCGGATGCGGCCGATGACGTTGAGCACCATGCTCCGCGCCTGCGTCAACATCGCCACCGAATTGGAACAGGTGCCATGACTGACAACGTGAACCACCCAGCGCATTACACCCGCGGCGCTATTGAGGCGATCGACGTGATTGAAGGCGCAGTCGCTGATGCCCCGCACATGGTCCCGGCTTACCTGCAGGGCCAGGTGCTCAAGTATCTGTTGCGCATGTGGTGCAAGGGCAACGCGCTGGAAGACGCGCGCAAGGCCCGCTGGTATTTAGAGCGATTGATTGCCAAACTTGATGCATGATGCAACTGCCCGGCCTGAATCTGATCGAGCGCCTTGCGCTTTGGGTCCTGGTTCGCAGCCCTAGGACCAGCTTGGTGGTGGTCAAAGAAACACTGTGGCCGATGGTGTTTGTGGCATCTGATTGCAATGATCCGATGATGGCCGAACCTGAGCCGCCATCAATGCAGCTTGAGCGGATCTATCACCAGCCAAGCTACGGCGAAGACGAATGATCAGGTTGCACGCCGGCCGATTGCTGCTGGTGTGTGATCGCGCCGACCGCACTTGGCACGCGCGTGTGGTGCTGGGCCCAAAGCCTGAGCTTCAACTTGAGACCGATACCGGCACGGTTGATTTACGCGAGGCTTTCATTAGAGCCCAGCGCATTTATTTGGCAGCGGTTAAGAAATTGCGGCCATTTGGTAGCCCCAGGATGTGCTGGGATTGCGGCTACTGGGACATGGCGGTGCAGCGTTGTCAGATGGGGTTGCCAGAATCAAAGAGAAGCGGTGGCCGCTATGCAGCCCGATGCGAAATCTTTGAGTCACCGTGAGTGGAACACGCCAAAGCGTGAACCATGGAACGCCCTTATCAAGCAGGCCCTAAATGGGGTGGACCGTCACAACGTCCTGTATTTCGATACGCGGGATCCATGGCATTTGATACAGGCCCAGATGTTGCGCGATTACGTTGCGGACTTGAAGGTCTGGATCCATCAGCAGGAAGGACGATGAGCGAACCAGAAGTGATCGGCCGCTACGAACGCGACGGCGGCTACATCGAGACTCTGGACCGGCCAGGGTTCGAGATCTACTACCGCAGTTGTGCGAAGGGCTACTGCCGCTACTCAAGCGACATGTGGCAAGCGGAGTTGTACCTGGACCACCTGCTAGCTAAATAGTTGCCCGGTGGCTGGTCCTCCCGAGGTGCCAACCTCACCGCAGCCGGGCGACTACGGACTACCCGTTCCCCTCGAAAAAGGAATGGACCGGAATACTACTCCTCTCCGGCCACCCAGCGCGCGATTGCCCACTCACCGAGCGAAGTCCAGAACGGCTGGGATCTGTACCAGTCCACCCAGGGCTTGTGGCCCTTCTGGCTGTTGCACATCAGGCAGCAGCTGACGAGGTTCTCGCGCACGGTGAGGCCACCATGCACCTTGGGCACCACATGGTCGAGGGTGGGGCTGCGACCTAGGGGGTCGTTGCAGTAGGCGCAGCGGTAGTTCCAAGCGAGGTGGATCTGATCGCGAGCGGATCGACGGGTGACGAGCCGCGTCTCATCAATGTGGTGATCCACCCAGGTCTGCCGGTAGCGGGACAGCATTTACCTCGATGTCGATGATGTCGTCATCGCTAGGGATGAACTCGCTCAGGTGGCTGTAAATATCAGCCGGCAAATCCTCAGGATCAGTGTCTGAGCGATAGATCAGCTTGGCGGAGATTTCCAAGTAGAACGCCCGCATGGGCTTGCCGCCGCTTGGCTAACGGTAGCGGGTGCAACGGCTTGAGCCGGGCGTGCTGAATTTCTTCGGGATTGTGACGCATTGTGTCGTGTCCACTCATTGCCCATGGTGTGCCCCGTCTGCGGGGTATAGTTACTGCATCAACCGCACCGAACCAATGCTCGCCACCTTCACCGCCAAGCTCACCACCCTGGCCACCGCCGACCTGCTTGAACTGATCCGTGGCCTGATCGCTGAGGAAGTCTTCAACGCTTGCCTCGACGCCGCTATTGACGAAGCCTGCAACCGCGACGCCGACCTGGCCTTCACCATCGAGGCAATGATGGCCTGATCGGCCGGCCTCACCCGCAAACCTTCAACACCTCCAAACCATGGCTGCACGCACCCTGACCGTCACCCTTCCCAACGGCGAAACCGCCAAGCGCCGCACCGAGCGCACCTACACCCACGCCGTCTGTTTCAACAACAAGGTGCTCAGCTTCTGCGGCTCCTTCGAGCTAGCCCAAAAGCGCATCAGTTCGGTCCATCCAGAGTGCCAAGGGCGCCTGACTATCGTTCCGGTCAACGCCTGACCCATGCGCCGTCTCGCTCTCCTCCTCGCGCTGGCCTTCGCCAGTCCTGCTGACGCCCGCACTGTGACTGCCACTGTCTATCACCCATGGTTCGATGGTCGGCCGACTTACTGCGGTCAGACCTACCGCCACTGGGGCGCAGTCAGCGCCGCACATCCATGGCTGCCATGTGGCACCCGCGTGCGCGTTGCCCATCGTGGCCGTGTGCTCACTGTGCCGATCACTGACCGCTGCGGCTGCAACAGCATTGATCTATCGGCCGCGGCCGCACATCGCCTTGGTGTTCCCATCGATGGCATCGCTAGCGTTCAGATCAGCTACTGAGCCCCATGCAGTACATCTTGCGCATTGGCCCGTGGCACGTCGGACCGTTCACCACCCATCAGGCTGCGCAGCACTTCGCTGAAAGCCACGGCTGCGACAGCTTCACTCTGGTCTTCCTCGAAGACCCAGCAGAGTCGCCCGGCATGATCCACCGGCTGCGCATGGCACCGCTGAAAAACCCAGCGATTATGAACACATAAAAAAGCGCCGGTTGCTGATGCCGGCGCGCTCTCTTCTCCGAACCGAGGCTAGCCCTTGCTAGCGGTAACGCCCAAATCTGCGTTGTATCTTCCGCTTTCGGCGTAGCTGCGCTCAACCTTGCCATTGACCAGCAGAAACTTCATCTGGCCAATCTTGAGGCCAGGCCAGATCGGCAGAGCATGGCAACGCCGCTGGTTGCGAATCTCCATCGTCAGCCTGCTGCCAAACCAACCGGGATCACACCAACCGGCCTCAGCATGATCCCAGCCTTCTCGTGCGCGACTCGACTTGAGAACGAATTGCGCGCCAACGTGATCGGGCAGGTTGAAGATCTCCCGCGTCTCGGCCAGGAAGAACTCGCCCGGCTGGATCATGTACGGATTCGCCTCGGTGAAGCCATGCAGCTCGACCACCTGCAGCGCCGGAGTTTCAGGCACCTCGACCATGATTCTGGTCCCGAGCGTTACATCCAAGCTGGCCGGGTTCAGCAGGTTTGGATCGAACGGCATCACCATGGCGTGCTGTTGGCACAGTCGCCGGATCTCGTGATCAGGTAAAAGCACAGGTCAGTTGTAATCCCAGCGAACCTTAGGCCGGCCTGCTGACGATGTACGGATGCCGAGGTGAATAAACTGCGGCGCGGCATAGCCCAGTGAATAGGGCCATTCTTTATCGCACCACCGCTGGACTGCCATCATGTCGGCGCCGTCGATGTAGAAATCAACCGCACCACAGCCAAGGTTGTAGAGGTGCTCGGAACTGCTGGCACCGCCCACCAGTTTGTTGATTGCTGCCGGCCGATAGCCGCTCGTGATGATCACCGGCTTGCCGCCAAACGCGGTGCGCGCACGTTCAAGAAACGCAGCCAGCTCTGCAGCAATCTGCAGCTGATCCTCGCGGTCAAACCGCCGCGCCTCTTGATTCAGCGCAAACTCACCCAAGGTGACGTGCGGCGTGATCCGCGCTGTAAATGGCGCATTGATGCTGAGCTTCGCCGTCTCCTGCTGAAATGCCGGGCGATAGTTGCCCCAGAGTTTGCCCTCAGCTTCACGCCGCCGCAGCAAGCCCGCTTCAACGTTGGTGCCAGGATTGCGGTACAGCTTCAGCGCATCAGGCACACCGGCCCAGTCACGTTCGCGCAAGCACCGGCTGATCGTTTCAAATCCTTCGGCGCCATAGAAGCCAGCGCCCAGGTTGTAGGCGAATGACACCAGCGCCGATTTCTGGTTGTCATCCATCAATTTCCAATGCGGCACCGTCCTAGCCAGTGTTGCCGCGACGCGATCAACCTCAAGCCGCAGCAGCATGTCGGCTTCAATCATGTTGATCTTGTCGCCGCGCTTGACTGGCACACCACCGCTATAGCGCGTGGTGCCATAGCCAATGGTCCAAGGGTCGCCGCCTGATAGCGGATCGGGGTACGCGCTGAGATGCACGCCCTCAAACTCCTTGATCAGTTTGATGCCGGCGCTTAGATCCGATTGCTTGCCGTCTTGGCTCCAAGTTTCAAACCATGGGCGATCACGTCGCATGGCCGCGACGTAGCCATTGGCCGCTAGATCCTGCTCAAGCTGGCCGATTGCTGCTAGCTGATGTGGCAGCGCCTTCCAGTACTTGAACAGGGCCTCTAGTTTGATCGGCGCCGGGTTGCTCACGGGCGACGCTTAGGGAACAGGGTGCGACCTGCCAGCAGCAATGCCTGGATGATGCCGTTGGCGCGCACTGCGGGATAAAGGCTCAGAGCCTCGCTGATAGCTGCGATCGCAATGGCGACCACAGCGGCGGTTGTGGGGTCCATGGTGCTGAGATGGCTAGTTGTACTGTATGGCGCTCAGCGTTGCCTGCCAATGGACATCTCGATTTGGCGGACGCGAGTTTCGAGATCGCTGAGGCGTTCTTTGCTGTCGTTCTTCAATTCTTGAATATCAGCGGCCACTGTGCTGACCGATTGATCGAGCTTGGCCACTTGTATGAAAAGACCAGCGAGGCCAACCACTGCAGCAGTCAGCAACGCTGGCACGATCTGCGTGAACGGACTATCAGGCGCCTTAGCCGTGATCTGCACCTCTTCGTGATGCTCCATTGCGAGGTGCTGCAAGCCTTTCTTGCAGTTTATCGGCCTTGACCGCGCAAAGGTTTGCGACCACGCCGCCGCGGACGTGAGTGCTGACCGAATCCTTGGCGGGTTGTTTTCGGCGGCCCAGGCTGATGATCAATCCGAGCGGTGCCGGTCTTTGACTTGACCGCCATTACCAGGGAACTCCGCTGCCGGTGGTTAAGGTGCGCTGCTGGTCAATCTGCGCCTGCAAAGCGGCTTGGATTTCCTGCACCTTTTCATCGCCAAACTTGTTGGCGACCGTGTAATGCACGGTATGGACCACCCCGTCAGCCAGGGTGCGCACCATGCTCGCCACTTTCCAACTGAAGGTAGTGTCAGCCATTAGGAGGTGATGCTCGGTCCGAGGTTAGTTGGTTTGCAACCTGTTGGAAATGGTCGGTTGCCCGCCGGATGAATTAAAGACCAGCGGCGTTTAAACGAGCCTCCAAGGTTTCGATCTTGCCGATTGCCTCTTGCAATGCAGCCGTCAACAACGGCACCAGCTTGGACTGATCGATGCCTTGGTAGATCGGGCTGCCCTCGTCATCGACTTCATCCTTGGTGCCTGTGACACACTCAGGAACAACAGCCTGTGCTTCGTGAGCGATGAAGCCTTGACCTGAAATGTTTGGATCGCTAATCCAGTTCCAGGTACACGGCTTCAGTTCTTTGAGTTTTTCAATGCCGCCCGTATATGGAGCAACGTCTTGCTTGAGTCGATAGTCGGAGCTGGTGCTGTAAGTGGTTGTATTGGTCGTCGCGTCAACATCAATGCTGCCGCAATCATCGTTATCGCCGTCGATAAATCTAACCATCTCCCGTGATCCCGATGATTCAGCACGCCTAAAAAGTGCTACCAATGAGCCGGAATTGTTGACGGTTAGTTTTTCTGTAGAAACACCAGTAGTTATATTGATAAGTGTTTGACCGCTTGAATTGATTCTCAGCCTCTCCGTCGGGCTGCTCGCCCCGTCTGCAGTTGTGCTCAGGACAAGCCGTGTCGGAAGATCGTTAGCGCCGGTGGTGCCATCAACAACAGCCGAAATGTATGCACCAGCAACAAGTTCAGTTCCATCGGCACCCTGAAAGCTAATTCTTCCAATCTCATCACCGCTGCTAACAGCAGTAACACCCCCTACGCTTGTAGCACGTGATTTGCCAAGAATAAGCGACGAATAGGTGTCGTCATTGCTGTTATTGACGACAGAGATTATAGAACTGAAAACAGAAGTGCCTTCAACTTGAAGTGTTGGATTACCCCAAGAAGCAGAGTTGAACCATCCGCTGCGGCTTGTCGAAGTCCCCACCAGCAGCCTGCCGGAGCTGTCGATAAACAACCTGCCCGTGCCGCCCGTGCTGATGGCAACCTGATCTGCGCCGGGGGAATACAGGCCGGTGTTGACGTCCGCGCCAAAGAACAACGACGGGGTTGCAGCAGCGCCAGCAGGCAGATCAAGCGGTTCGCTACTGGTCCATGCGTTTGTCGTGTCGCTCCAAGTAATCGTCTTGTCGGTGGTGCCCTTCAGCGTGATACCGCCGCCATCTGCTGTGACGTCCGTCGGGCTAGTGACATTGCCGATAACAACGTTCTTATCCTCAACCAACAGGTTTTGAGTGTCGATCGTGGTGGTCGTACCGTTGACCGTTAGATCGCCCTGAACCGTGACGTTGTTATCAAACGTGGCGGCGCCAGTTACGTCCAGCGTGCCAGGCACATCAACGTTGTTGGTCCACTCAACACCAGTGCCCGCTGCATCAGTCTGCAGCAGTTGACGTGCGGCACCATCAGCCAACTTGCTGACGGCAATCTCCGCAGTGGCGCTGATGTCAGC